GGCGATTCTACACCACTCAATCCGTAGATTTGCATGGTTTTTTATCATGGATGCATACCTCTCAGCGTAAATTTACGTGAGGACCAGGCATCAGTACCTAAGGGCAGGTGGGAATCAAGGTTTCGCAACCTCGTTTCCTGCCTGTCCAAGGGATTAGAGTCAGACGTAGACTCAGGCCTCGATGAGGCTTGGGACTACGTCTACGACAATTTGTGGGAGCACAGGTGGAAAGGTAAAACCTTTCCTCAGTGCTCCCATGAAACACAAATATGGATTCTTTCCACTCGTACCTTTTGGTACAAGCGGCTAAAGAAACATAACAAAAACCTCCTTCACACACTACTGCTTTCAGGGAAAGCACTGGTGCTGAAGGAGATACTTCATAACGCGGATGGGATGTTAGCTTCACTGCTAATATCCTATCCTGAAGTGTTCGAGAGCGATCGAGGGGCGTATGACGTCTCCGATCGTATAATGAACTCGATCATCTCAAATGGCTTGCAAGACTATGCAGGTCAATTGACGAGGATCAAAAAGTTTAAAAAGAGGATGAGGAAGGCCGCTTTCGAAGGAAAGCGAGTCTCTCTCAACCAGTCTGAACAGAGATCCCATGCGTGGCTTGAACTGGTGGTTAAACAGTTCAACTCTCGCGTGGGAATAAATTCTAAAGCCCACATGTTCCGATCTTGCGTGTTTACGCAAAGTCGGAGCACTGGGCTCGGAAATAATGTTCTCGCCAGTAAAGCCATTGATGATTTCATCAATGAAGTTACTGTCGAAAAAGAATTTAAACCTGATAAGGTTTTACTCGAGTCCATCGAGTTCATCCTTGATCAGGTTGTGACAGAAGCTGCGGGTAACCCCCAGTTCAGGATCTCGATGTCAACGAGTGCCTGTACTGAGAACCCTAAAGTTAAAGAAGGGAAGTTCGGGTACGTTAAAAACGCACCCGGACGTCCCAAAATAGAAAGATTCTCGATCAACAACCCGGGCGGCCAGTTGGGAAACTGGGCGTACGAGAAGGCGATCGAAAAAGTCAATTCCTCATCAGCCGATATTTACAAGGTAAATATCGCGCCGATAAGGGAGAATGCAAAGATTCGAGTTGTGACAAGTGGATCCTTTTACAAGGATGCATTGTTACAACCTTACTCTCACATGACAATCCAAGCAGCGAAGGCTATGCGTTCACTGCGAAACGGTTTGTCGTCAGGAAGACTAGGATGGAAGTTCATCTCTAGGATCGATCATCTCGATCCTAAAGACGGACTCGTCCTATGGGAAAAACACAAGAGGGTGGTGTCGATCGACTGGGAACAGGCGACCAACATTCCTCCTTTTAAAAGTGCGCATCACGTGATGGGACGTCTCCTCGAAAAGATGAGGGTCCCAGAACGTGACTTAAAATGTATAAAATCCATTTGGCCCGGGCCAAAGGATATTTATTACAAAGGAAAAAACGTTGGAGTTCAAGTTAACGGGGTGCCCATGGGAGACCCGTTGACTAAATCCAACTTATCATTAGCCCATCCCATTTGCGAAGCGTACGCTTCGCGAATGGAACCGGGTGTAATAGTTGTCCACGACGGCAATGGGGATGATACTGCTATCATCCTCGGTGCCGACGAGGTTCAAAAAATAATGAGATGGGTCGAATATTTCAACAAAGCGGCTGCTATGTTGGGATATCGCCTATCAAATGATGACTTCTTCATAACAAGTTCCTGGGGAACTTATTGTGAAGAAGTGTATCACTTACCGATCGATCGCTTCAACACAGT